GTTTAGACCGAGAGCCTTTAAGGCTACCCGAAGGGTATATTCGGCTGGGTTAGCGGATGCTAACATACTCTCTCATGTATACCTTGTAACCAAGAATATTGTTTATCGGATATATAGGTGGATTGACCATACTTAGTTAGGCGTTCGTCTAATCCAGTTATGAATTCCTTTTCTTTGCTGTTTAGTTCTTCGTAGAAGTTACGTATATCCTCTAAAAGAGTTTGGCATTCCGCTACCCGTTCTTGTTCAAAACTAGTCATCCGTTTGTCCCTTCTACTACGTATTTTGGGTCTATACCGCCATTAATTAACATCGCTGCATCCGCAGGGTTCATCGCAGGTCCGATATACATAAAAACGGCACATCGCCTTCCACCGAAACCTCCGACACTTGAGGTATTACCTGCCCTGGGCGAGAACGTTCCGCTGTTCTTAACTTGCATCCAATCACGACTTCGTTGATAGGATCGTATCCAGGCGGGGTGATTTGGGTAAGAATGAAGTCTCTTTCCCAAAGCCTTATATGCCGAGGCGACGGTTGTAGCGAGCACGAAAGCCAAACCGAGTCCTTGAAAGTCCGGTAACGTAACCATTCGAGTGAAACCGTATATGTCATTGACGCGGGGATGTGGTCGGTAAAGGACGCCACACATAGAAGCAATTCGATATCCTCCAGTTGATTTAGGTACATCTGTGCCCATTTGTTGAATTGTTGAGATTGCTGTTGGAATATTGCTTGTTTCATCGCTCGGAGTTGTTGTTGTTGTGTCTGATGCGTCATCTGCGCGAAATACCATGTCCGAATGTCCAACGCTGACTGGCACGGCGGAGGGAATCCGTGATCCTGTATCAGCTCTTGTGATATTTCCACTCCAGTATTTACGTGAACGTAGCTCTTGGTTAGGAATCTGTAAGTCCATCCCTGCGGCGCTTTCTTCTGGATTGGTATGCTCGCTTGTGCCTGTTGATTCCTTCGTTCTCTCCCTACCTGAATTCGTAGTTGGATTATTTTCTTCCTTAGATTTTCTACGTAATGGACTGGACTCATCCGACGGATCGCCTCCGTCAGTTCGTCCTCCGTATCCTTCAACTGCTGCTGGAGTGGAGACAAAGATGCCATAACACCTCGCAGCGCGGTTAAGATCCGCGCTCATATAATGAAATTCACGGAAAAGCTTCCAAGTTTCGTATTTAACTCTTGAAATTGAGACATTAATTGGTGGTCTACGTTGAAGGGACCTCCAAGTAAATTTACATGGATTACTGGGTTCGAGGATCCAGTCTGGCTGGAGCCAGTCGATTATGTCGTAGTGACAAGAAGCTACGACGAGGCGCTTGTTTTTCTCACGCACGTATTTCTGGACAGCATGACAAGTAATCTGTGCGACTTGTCTATCAACGACTGAGGTGTACTCGTCAATAGTAATAGGAAACCGATTGTCCAGAAGATGACGCGCAATAGAAGCCCTAAACTTTTCCCCATTAGAAAGGACGTTATAAGGACGTAACCAAGCAGGGATTGTGTTAAAACCAACGGATTGACATACACGTGAAATGTCCTCCATGGTACAAACCGATGGAAAATCGTCAATGACGCTTCTGGAACCCCATTCGAGGTCCTCAGGTACGCCAAAGTACTGGTTGAGAATAAGAGTCTTTCCAGAACCCGAAGGGCCAACGATGAGTCCGATGTTATAATCTCGACTTCCATCTAGGGGTACCTCGCCAGTTAAAGAGACGTGGAGTTTGTCGTTAATGGGGACCTCGAACATGGAGCTGAGCATTTCGACTCGGTTTGTTTTTAGGATGTCACATTCTTTGTGAATGTCTATTTTCATGCCACAATCGGGCTACACGTAAGGCCCGCTCCTCTGAACTGCGTTAGTAAGGCGATTTGGTGTTGTTCGCTTTCACACTCGACGAGGATTTTATAGATTAAGGGCTTCGCCGTAGGCGTTAGGGACATCCCAGAATGAATACGTATGGCTAATTCTAGTTTACGCTTCGCGGCTTCTCGCGAGGGTTCATTCTTTAGAATAGGGAACCTCTCGATAAGAGCGGCCGTTTCAAGGTCCTGTGATGTAGTGGAAGCGTTTTCGTTTAGGAGCTCTGCGAGCTTACGGACACCGAAGCCTGCTGGCTTTAGACCCAACTGAACACCTTTTTCAGGTTGACCAGGTTTAGGGGCGCCATAAATCTTCTCATACGTTTGGAGAAGACGTTGTTTACCGAGAACTTCTTCACTCCATGTCATGGCTTTACGTCGAATGTTTTCTTCTAGTTCTACAGCGGTCCGTCTATAAACGTCCGCTGCTAATTCGGAGCGCCATAGATAGTGGGTGCCGTGCTCCAATTGAGTGATGCCCAACTTCTTAAGCGCCTCGAAGCGGCGGTGCCCCGCGACTAACATAAATGAATCGTTATCGCTAGAGGTTAGCGTTATGGGATTTATTAGCCCGTTTTCGGCGATTGACTTAGCAAGGTTATCTATGTCGCCCATTTCGCTTCTCATTCGATTTGACACAAGAACTTCGGAGACTGGAATATCTTGTAGTTGTTCCATTTAGAACCTTTCGATTTTAGAGAGGGAGGTTTTACCCTCCCTCTTAGTGTTTAGCTTCTAAACACTTTACTTCGCTAACCCGGATGCATGCTTCGTATTGCACTTATCACCCAACGCACAGAACCATTGGTCAATCTTTGAAGAGTCCTTACCGTTGTAGGTAGTCTTCTTCAGCATAACCTTGGCTACGCCTCCGGTGAGCGGGCCTACGTACTGCCATTCACTCGGTTTGTCGTCGGGTCCCATGAATTCACCTGGGAGATCCCCGCCACCATTCGCATTCGGAACTAACGGTTGTCCGAAAGCGTGACAGACGCTTTCTAGGATCCAGGCTGCACCCGTGTTCATGTTGTCGAATACACGCTTTCCGTTTAGGGTAGCATGATTGACAATCTTAAGCACAGGGTTTAGATTCACGGAGTCGCCATTCTTGGAAGCCTTCGGTTCAAAGTTCTCCAGCCGAAGTTCGTACAAGCCGTCTGGATATACGTTTCCCGATAGGTCTTCCTTAGAGTAGCTGATTTTTGCCATTTTCGTTGTCCTTTCGTCGTTACGTCGTTTTATTTGTATTTACCTGACGGTACTACTGCCAAGTTTCCAGTGCCTTGCGGCATTGAAAGTCGTTGATGATGCTTTTTAATCATCTCCTCAATAGACGGTTCTTCAACCGGATCCAGCAGCATCGTAGTTGCGGCGTCCATTGAGAAGTCTGGGAGAGGATACACACGAGGCAAATACCGAACACCATCCCGAGAAGGAATAGGGGTAAGTCGTACTCGCCAGACTTCGTTGAAGTACTTGAGTAACATCTTGTAACGAACGGGATAGATACTAACACGACCAGTATATTTAGGCTTTTCATCGGTGGAGTCCACACTTTCTTCTGCGGCTTCGTGAAAGGTACAATAGACGTTAATGGGGAGAGCAAAAGCACGGAATACTACGGCTGCTACTCCCTCCATCTCAGCCTTCCAGGCGTCGTAGTTCTTGGGGACATGTATTTCGAGGTTAGGACCAATCTTGATTGAACGCCGTAAGGCTTCGTTGTTGTACATTTCATATTTTTGCATACAACTCGCAAAACTTGACATGGAGTCGAACATTAAAGACTCAACCATCGTACCTTCTTTAGCCTCGGGGAAAAGAAGGGTGCCATTCTTGTTTTTTAATTGTGAAAGGTCCAGCGAGTTTTCGAGACCGGACATAATGTCCAGTGCCTCTTCAGCGGCTTCTGGCATTCTAGGGTACTTGGGGTCGCTTAATGTGATGGCGTATACGCCTTTCTTGCCCGCCACCGCTTCACGTCGTTGGTCGAAGTCGAGGAAGAGCTTAATGCCGGGAGCCGTACTACATAGAACGGACTTACCGTTCTTCTCGGCGCCTATCATAGCGACCCTTAAACGGCCAGTTGATATTTCGTGTTCCATGTTTTTAGCTTCTATCATTTAATCGTCATTCTCCTTTAATTCTTTCTCTGTACGACCTGGAATCCAGGGCTCCCTTTTCTTGTAATTAGCGGCGATTACAACTAGACGAACCGCAGGTGTTTTCTCGTGAATGTCCCTAAAAGGACATACTTTGTAATAGAAACTGGAACAGGCAGTTTCATTCCACTGCCACGTATTCGTCTCTATAGAGTTTCGGAGTAACTCGGCTTGTTGAAGTCTTCGTCGCTTCCATTCATCGAGTTCGTCGGGGGTGTAGGATATAAGAAAACGTTTGAATCTCGGAAACTTACCTGAATCGGTTTTATCCGTCCTATCAGTACGTGCCACGCAATTAATAATCGCCCTATCAATAGGAAAATCGAGCGAGAGAGACTTGGCCAGTATTTGCCCAGCGATGATATACCCAGGTATTTGCACATCCGGTTTATACTTATTTGACGTGTATGCGTCAATCCAACCAGTTGACTTATGATCGACGGGTAGGACTCGTCCGTCTGAAATGACATATAAATCGGGCTGTCCCATCCAGTAAAGGACGATTTTGTCTGTTTCTCCAATGCAAACCTCCTTATTTCGGCCGAACGAAGCCTCTGCGGCGAGAATCTTCCATGTACGATAATCAATTGGTAACTGGCGTGTCGCGTATTCGCTAATCATTGTTAGAGCGCCGTAGCGACCACCAAATTCTTTGTATTGTTTGAGGTGAAGGGCTTCTAGTTCGTCGAGTTTTAATTCGTTCCATACACGCATGGAGAGTGCGATAAATTCGCTGGGTTGGAGAGGTTTATTATGGAATTGGGCCGTGTAAACCTCTTCCATAACGCGACTCCACCAGGAGCCGAGATTCATGGCGAAGGGCTTTTCACCTTTTGGAACTAGATTCTCGATAAAGGATTCTTTGAACATCGCGGGACAAGCACCGTAGACGCGTGCCATTGTGGCGTCTAGAAAGATGTCCCAGCGACCATCGGGTCTTATCTCATATAACTGGCCGGGCTTAATAGTATCTGTCATGGGGTCTTAGGTTTCTCCTTTTGCTTCGCTAACATAAGCAACACATTGGCAATAGCGTCTTTATTTAAGCCAAGTTTATTCAGCGATTTTAATGCATCCTTGGCTACTTCAATTCTTGCACTGGCGTCTGTGGCGGAGATTTTGTTTGCTTTGTGGGCGTCGTCAACGGCTTCAATTAACATTCTACGACGCGTCTTACGCGTATGTCGCGCCTCCTTTTCATTTTCCGCCTGAGAATGGATTATGCGACGGTAGTCGAGAATCATCTCGGCTTCGTGGACTGCGTTTTTAAGGGCGGTTAACTTAGATTCAAGTTCTACATCGGTCATCTTGGAGATAACGTCGCGCGAACGCATCCAGGCTTCGCCAGTTAAAACAAGTTTAGTTCCTTGGTGTTTCACACCTTCGGTGTCGATTAATGGTTGCTTGTCTATTTTAGTGTTGTCATGCGCAACACAAACGGTACACAAAGCTGGGTCGTAGAGAGATGCGTGATCGGCGCAGAAGGGTTGTGAACAGGATTTACACGTCCCACAAATCATACCTATGTCGTCTGCTCTACCACATACATGACAATGTGTTTTACCGTTTTCACTCACGGTCAGGCTCCTTTGTGGCGCTGAGGGCGGCTTCCAGCGCATCCCATAGTCCACGTCGAAATACATCTTTTTGATTTGCCTCAAGCCATTTAATAGCAGATGCTAACTTAGTTTCGGCGTTCTCTGCCCTTTTAAGTAAGGAACTACAAGAGGCACCTAGATGTTCTACTGAATGTGTTAGCGCCCGCACTCGCTCATTGGCAGGCGTCCCCATCTCCACCGTAGGCTGGCCCGACTGGACGTAGAAGGACTCGCCGCAGCCACCGCCACCAATTGTTTCCCATAACTCATCGGCGCAACGAGCTAAGTCTTTTGAGCCTGTTTTCTCTGCTTCGCGGTGCCAATTGTTATAGAGTTGACCCAGGTCGTCATCAGGACGACCGCACACATACCGCCTTGACTCGCTACCGCCGTCCATCGTCCCGCTCTGTTTGGTTAGGTGGATGTGGGGGCACTGTTGCTTGTTAATTTCGTTCATGGCTAACTCCTAGCTGTTACGTAAATCGTAAATCAGTGCTTCCCGTGGCGTCATATTATCGTTATAGAAGCTCAACCACTCAGACTCCTCTACTGCTCCCGGCTTAACAGCGGCTTCACATACCGAGCCGACCGGAAAGCCAAATTCATTAACAGCGATTTTATGAAGTTCACGCATCCATTCTGAGAATGACAGTTTTTGTGGCTCACGAACTGGAAAACCTTTTAACGGCTTCATTGTTGTCTCCTCCACTTCTGCTTTACCGTGACACTCGTTGTACGGCCCTTCGTGGGTGTAGCCGCTCATGGCCGTTTATCTCCAAGGAATCCGCTTACCCAGCCGGTTAGTTTGCCATCGGAGTAGCCGATAAAGTAGAAGCCGAGCGCGACGGTCGGGCACACAATGAGAATGAAAAAGTTTGCTACAACTCGCATGGTGAAAGGGTCAAGTGCGCTCATTTGCTCTCCTTGGGGGCTAGCTTGGCGATAAGGGCGTCCAACTCGTCGGCGCACTGAAACTGATTCACACGCGCTATTTCGCTTACAGGACGCTGAATATTATTCCACTCCTTGCTATACCGCTCCGGACGGTCGCGCCACTTCGCACTCAGTTCCCGCAACTCGGCGGTCAGATCGGGCACCGCCGCACGCTCGGCTTGACCTGCTGCGTGGGCTGCGCGTCGTCCTAGTTCTTGAACGAGTAGTTCTACGCAATTATGGCCAGCGTTATCTCGCACTAGTTTTTCAAGGTCTATTCCATATTCCTTTGCCCAAGTAAAACAAGGGAGAATGTATTCTCGTTCATACTCTTTCCACTTCTGTTCATCGACTCGCGCATCGAACACAGGCGTGGCCGCACTGCTAGAAACCTCAGCGTTCCATTTAGGACCAAAGCGTTCTTTGCCGTAGTTGACATTTTGGCTCATCGGCACCCTCTTCTCAGTCTCTCGGCTCATGGCCATCTCCCTTACAGTAAGGGCATGTTATTTCTTCTTCTCCAGTACAGCCGCAAGTCATGCAACCTTGCCGTATCCACCCGTGGGAAGCATCCCCAGAGCCATCGCAGACATGACACTTTTTCTTACGTTTGCCAGTCCCGTTGCAAAAGCGACATTTGCGCTCAGTCTCTCGGCTTGGCTGTTTCATGTTATACCTTTCTACACGCCATCTCTACGGCTGCTTGTATGTCGGTTATAGATGCTAAGGGGCTATGTAAACGTCTAATTGCTGGCGTGTTTGGACTAAGATAGAGCATATCCCCCTGAGACAATAATTGTTCTGCCCCTCCAGTTCCAAGTATCGTCCTTGAATCGGCTTCAGAAGGCAGTCTAAAGCTAACTCTCGCCGGAAAGTTAGCCTTGATATTTCCTTCGACAACTCTAACCGAAGGTCTTTGAGTAGCTGCAATGATATGGATTCCTGTCGCACGAGCTTTTTGAGCTATGAGTCCAAGCTGATACTCGGCTCGTTTACCGCGCTTTCTATATTTGATTTTTCCATCGGCATCCGTGTACTCCTCCTTAGTTTGATCCTGTAATATCTCTGCGAGTTCGTCTATGACGAATACGACGTACGGCATTGGTGTGCGAGCCACCTGGTTATATTGGAGGATGTTTTGCGCCGTGCTGCGGGCCATTAGTGATAACCTGCGATTAACTTCGTCGATGAGCCACTCCATTTGTTCCATTGTATCTGCGATACTTGTGGAGACAGGGTACATCAAATGGGGGGTGCCGACGAAGTTGGTGAACTCGACCTGCTTTACGTCGCTTAGAACTAGCTTAACTCTGGTTGGTGGTACGGTGTAAATAAGTGACGCGAGAATAGAATTAAGGAGCGTAGACTTACCCGAACCCGTGGCTCCAGCAATAAGGAGATGCGGCAATAGAGGTAAGTCCTCGATGACGAACTCACCCATATGATCAATCCCAAACATGACGGGGATCCTGTGGTGTTGTTTCTCAAAAGCATTCCACACATGCCCGACCGAGTCGCGGAATAAAACTGGCTTTTTGTCTTTATTGGGTACATAAATACCTACCGCGCTTTCTCCAGGTAACCTCTTGACCTGGACTGCTTCGACGCCGAGGGCGATTGCCATGTCGTCTGCTAGGCGCTCGACTAATTGAACGCGTGTTGCGTTTTGAGGTACAAAGCGATAAAGGGTAACTACTGGCCCTTCCGAGACCTGTTGTGTGAAGTGACCGTCTATGCCAAGAGCCGATAATTTCACCTGAAGGGTTGCCAGGACCTTCAGGTGTTTGTCGTCAAGTTTCGCTGGAGTCGGAGATGGATTTAGCGTTGACATGGGCAACACTAACGTACCTCATCCGCTCCCATAAGGGAGCCCCTTGTAGTTTCCGGCAACTGCGCGAATTCTTCCCTTTGTCCTGGTAAGAGGTAATGCAAGGATTGGCTAAAAGCCAATACGTCCTTGAACTTGAAGAACATCCCTCCGGTTATCTCCGCTATCTTCTTCAAGGTTTCTTCACCGCGACTGGAGTCACCGATATGAAAACAGTCACAAACGATTTCACGGTTACGATACAACCTTGCGGCATCGTAACATTTGTCACCGTCGGTTTGCTCTCCATCTGATATAAGCATCGCTCTGGTAGGTGAATGAGATTCGAGCGCATTGAGTAGCCCTTGCCCCATCGGCGTATCTCCGATTGATTTAACTTGGAGCATACGCATCCAGACTTCCTGAGAGTCATTTGTTAGCTCGATTCTGAACCCATAGGGGAAGGATTCTACGGCGATAGCCGTGCTAGAGGTGTCGGACTTTAAGGCGAAGTCTTGTACGCCTTCGGCCAGGAGACTGAGTTTTGACTTAGAGGAATCGCTTTTATAACTCGCTGGTGAGTCCATCGAGCCGCTGAAGTCACAGATAATCGCCAAGCGATTTGGAAACATCTTTGGATCAACCTGCGGTGCAATCTCCTTCATTAGCTCGGCGCTTTTAATGCGCGAATGAAGACCACCACCGACACTTATTTTATTACGTGTTACGATTTTATTATTATCAGTCACGTTGTTTTCCCTTTCCCCTTCTCCTCTACCCAATAGGACATACGAAGGATAGCAATCCTATCTCCTTCTCGAAATTGCCAGTAGACCGATAGTTTAGAAGGTGTCATGCTATACCCTTCGGGTATAGTGGAACCTTCGCTACGAGTCTTGAATGGAACGGATTTATCAAAGAACGCCTTCAACATTTCGGTGTCAGTTGGAAGCATCTTCTCCCCCTGACGGCGAGCCGTTTGGCCCTTGTCCGTCCTCGATACACCCGAAGGACTCTTCCATTGATTTCTTGATGGCGTATTTATAACCGATGGTTACGCCGAGTTTGAATAGCTGATTGACTATCTCAATCGCCGCTTCTGGTATCGCGATACTGGTAGCCTTCGCCGCTGTTATAACAGCGTCCGACATGACCACCGGCTCAATACCAAGCCCCTTTAGAAACGCACCAAGAGGTGGTCGGTCATCACCGAGCGTATCGAGATAATCGTGAAGGTCGAGGACCGCTTTTATGCGGTTCGTATGCTCACTGCCCATAAACCTCCTTTTCGATCTTCGTCCAGAGGGCGTTAACCTTGGACATATCACCGAGGTCACCTTCGCGGTTAATGTCGGGGTGCATTAGTTGGGCTGCGCGACGATATGCCTGACGTGCCGCTTCGTATGGGATGGACTTCATGAATTGGTAACAGGTGTCCCCGAGTGGAGAATTAGCTGCCAACACGCCAGTGTTTGAACGTGGCGGTTGTTGTGCAGCCTCTACCTGCGCTTTGGTGACGGTGGCAACCTCTTGATTACCGAAGATGAGTTGAAGTAGTTTTACTGTGCCATCCAGATAGGACTCAGTAAAGGTCCATATGTGCGTTGAAGGGTCGTAGGTTCGTTCGGAGTGTGGAACGTTCTTCTTAAGGAACTCAACAACCTTCTCGGAACGCGTTTTATCCCATTGCATCTTAAGCCGATAGGCTTGGATGCCTTTGTCCCAAAAGATTTGCGCTTTAGCCATAAGCACTAATTCCTTTCTACCTAATCTAACTGCACTTACAACACGAATAGGGAGAGGTTTTTAGGCCTCTCCCAATCGAGAACGGTTTAGCGTTCTGGTTTCATAAAGCACCTCACGTGAAGCGTTCTATGTTTCTACCTTCAATTTATTTTACAGTATCATTTATTATAGGTTTATCTATGTGAAATAGATAGCAACGATTCAACTTAGCGTGCGTAGCTATTTCGCCGAGTAGACTGTGGGATGGAATTGAACCATCTTCCGGTATCTCTCCGGTTCTCCCGCGTCTATCAATCTACTCGACGCTATGGCTAAGCGCCCTTTAGGGTTAAGACATACGATTCTGCTCTAAAGGGATTCCTTTATTACGCCGCCTGTGCTCCCAGCGACGCAATGATGTTGGTGAGTTCGTCCAACGAGATTTGCCGACCCAACATCTTCGACAAGGCGTTGGCCGCCTTCTGTTCGGGCGAAGCCGTCTGACGCTCCGAGACTGCGCCGATCACTGGTGACAGGTCGTATGCGCCTTCGACAGGCGTAAAGTCCTTCGCCATCAGGAGACGCCGTACGTATTGCTGTTGTTTGAGGATGATTGCGCGATTGATAAGGTTCGCCTGTTCGTCCACCGTAGGTACGAACATCACGAAGTCGGTTAGAGGATCGGTTTCGGAGACGGAGTGAAAAGTGAAGGTTTGGGCTGCGGTAATTTCTACGGTAGTGCCGTCCGCCTTCTCCTTCGCTTCATCAATTAGTTCTTGCGCCTTTTCCTCCTTTACGGAAATTTCTTCGTCAACCTTGCCACCGGGGTTGGTGACCTTGAGGTTAACGCGTGTTTCATCATACGTAGTTGCCATTTAATTCTCCTTTAGCCGTAAGGCTATTTGTTTTTTACTTGTCCTTGGGTACTTCTGGTCTCATCCTTTAAGCCTTACGGCCTATTGGATGAATGTCGTTTGGCACTTGTGGGTGCCGCTTCTAAATTCAGTCTAGCGAATCGCGCTCGCGCTGTCAAGTTTTAGCGTTTAGAATCGCAACGCTAAGTCCTTTTGTTTGTTGGTTTTAGCGACGTTTCTCACAGTGTCCCTCTTGACACATAAATCTTTTTAGCTGTGCAAAACCTGTGCAAAACTATAAGGCAAAGGTAAACGTCAATAAAACAATGAGAACAACAAAGATTGTAAAGATAATGGCTATTTGCTTGAATAGCCAATACCGGAAGGGGTACTTGGCACGGTAATCATGTAGTTTGAGGAGTAGCCAGCTCATTTGTTTTATTCTCCTGGTCTTAAATCTACCGAATATTTCTCTTCACAATCTGGGCACACAAAATCTCTATCAATGGATTCATTTGTTTGAATCTTGAATTCACCATAATTCTGACACGATAGTGTCTGGCAGAGAATTAAGGAACACGATTTGTTTTCACCGTTAAGGTACTCATTTACGGTGCGTACAATAACCGGACCTTCGCACCGCGGACAGAGGTGTTTTTGGAAAAGGCAGTACTTACAGGAGAGAATCATTGATTTACATACACATCTTTCCTTGTGCCCTTTGCCGCGTGGACACGAAGTATAGTCTTGGCAAAGAACGCCAGTTCACGTAGATTGTCTCGGTCTATTGGTGGGAGTACTAATCCACCTTTGTACTTACCATCACGTTCAAGCATCATATCGCATGTAAAAATAACATGCTCCAAATGAGACTTGACGTTTAGCATTTTACGCTTAGCCATTAGGACTGCTCCTTTTTCATCTTCTCCAATACATCGTCGAGACTAATCTCCTGTACCTCCGGTTCGATTGGAGGTGGTTGCGGTATGATAGGCTGAGGTGTATCACTATCAGTTGTAAACACCCAACCTTCTTTACGCATTTGAGTGTATATCTCATCCGGGCCTTTGTACTTCTTGGTTTGACAGGCCAATTCATTGTATCTAACTGCAAAGGCATCAAAGTATTCTTTAGGTGACAGTGTGCCCATTTTCTTCTCTTCCTTTACTACCACGTCGGACTTCTTTATAACCTTTGGAGGTTCGATATTCTTTGGTGCAATGCATTCCTGCCCACCTTCAAACTCCGCTCCGCACTTACAGGACCACCATTGTTTACCTGAATGCCTAGAACGAATCTTTAGAAAGTAAGGATTAGCCTTACCACACACTACGCAATGTGACCATTCCCTTCCACATATACAAGCGGTCACTTTTTGGCCAGCCTTTCACCAATTCTTTTTAGTTTCTCTTCTCTTGAAAGGCCTTCTAATTCCTTTGCAAACTCAGAGCCTTGGCGAGAGTTATTAGGATCCTCATTTCTAAAAGGTGCCTCACACTTCGTGGCATCCGTAAACTCGGTATCACAGGAGCGACAATAAAAGGTGCGAATCTTCACACCTTGGTACTCCACACTCTTCCGCTTTAACGCATAACAATTCCGCGCACCACATGAAGGGCAATGCTTTTGCAAGGCGTTTTCCCTACCGCAGGTACAATACTTATCTTGTGCCAAAGGCATGTTGGTTGACATAAGCTGAGTCTATCAGAACGCGAGAGAGTTGTCAAGCACTATAAATGCTTTAGAATCAATAGCTTACGTGCGAAGCGCGTGAGAGTGAGAGAGATGTACTTGGGAGTAGACGAGCGCGAAGCGAAGCGAAAAAAGGGAGAAAGATTATCTCTTTCTTTTTTCTCTCATATGATATATATTTTTATAACTACTATAAGATACAATCTCTCTCAAATCGGCATACCTTAGACAGGTATGTTATTATCGGCGCAAAACTTATTGAATCGGCCTTTCGCCTCTTTAGAATCACGCCTGCAAGGCGTGCAAGGTCCGAAATAGGACTTCTTGTGAATACAAAATAAACAGGACTTAGTAAGGTAGGGTGGAACCCATTCCCTTTCGGCCTCACCTTTGGAAGGTTCGCGACGGAATGAAACGGAGTTGTTATCACAATAGGCGGAGTTCTTCTGCGCAAGTTTGCGCCGAATTTCCGCTACTAGTTTGTCCATGCTAGGCTACCGTCCGCTGGTATTCCAAGGTCCATAGGAGCTTGGTCAATTCCCTGAAACGCGCATCCAGATACTAACTCGGACTCGGATGCTAGTTCACGTTCTATCGCCTCCGCCATTATAGCGGCGTAGTAGCGAATAACGTTTGGAGATGGAACATCTAATTCGTGATGAATGTTAATCATCCATCGATTCATGGTTTCTCCTTTTCTAACCCACCCACCTAGCGAGGTACTTAAACCTCGCATCCCTTCGGGATGTCGAAGGGATTATACTTCACGCGGGGTTCCTTTAACGAGACCTTTCTCTAAAGCAAGTCTCGCCAAACCCTCCGCATCACGGATGGAGCCATCGGCGTTGAAGCAACGGGCTGCCGACTTCGCGAACTCCCGTCGGTTCTTGTTCTGATCCATAGCGGACCAGTAGTGCCGCGTGGAGGTTATACCCTTATCCAGGATGTGTAACATAACACCCTTGATTGAGAGATATTCTCCCCGTTGCTCGAAGTCTTCCTTTAAGCGTAGTACGCTGGTCATTTGAGCAGCGTCAACGGTGAAGTCTTCGACTTCGATAACGGACCCATCACGTTTGGTGAATTCATTAGCCATAGCGGTTTCTCTTTTCTAAGTTACTAATTAGAATTAAGTAACTCGCTAGATGGATGGTATTAACTTGTGTACTTTGCGAGAGTGTTAATTCTCGCCAAAGCGCCCAAACTTATGCTTTCTTTGCAGACGTATAATCTCTACGTTTACGCGGCCGATGAGATGAATTAGCCGCTTTAGTTCGGGCGAATTGCTCCGACCAATTGGTTCTGATTTACTAATTAGATTGCGTCGAAACAACTCTACTTTGTTTTGTATATGCTTTGTCATGTTATATCTCACTTGTTAGATTTAACTAACAGAGTAGTAACACTCTGACAAAGTACACAAGTCATAAGTCTTATGACTTATTGTCACATGATACAACGTACTGAGATTGTAACATTCTATCTCATTACAATATTGGATGTAGCTTGTAACACACACATCACGACATTGTATCATGTAAGAGTGAAAGTCTTTGTTTATTCAATCACTCTCATATATAGTGTCCGAGCACCCGTACGGCATAAAAACGCACTTTTTCGCGGGAGGATTGGAAGAATCACAAATAATTTTTTTCAAAATCCTATAACTCGAAAAATTTTATTTTGGTACCAGGATGTGTATTGGTAAAGGAGGTGTTAATTCCTTTAGTGTTTTGCTTCTGAACACTTAAACTAAGTCCTAGTAAACAAAGTAGATAAAAGACTTGACAAGGGCTTCGCCCTATGATACACTGTCTTAGTCATGAGGGCTTCGCCCTGAGGGGTGTTGTGTTCGGATTAGAAAAACGTGAAGTGGATGAGGATTTAATTCGTGAGATTCGCGTCTTAACACGTACACTCCTTAAAATTTACATAGAGCCAAGTAGTTCGAGTTTAGGATTTCAAACAAGCGAAGGAGTAACGCAGATGCCATTAACGGTTACGATGGGGGATAAGCCGGGTTCCGCAGCTTATCAAGAATTCAATGCCGCAGGGAATCCAGTAAAGCCCCTTGGAACAGTGCAATATGCCTCCGATAACACGGCGGTAGCGACGGTAGACCCTTCTAGTGGGGCATTGACGTATATAGGCCCAGGGACCTGTAACATCGCTGCGGCAGATAGCGGAGTAGCAGGGGGACTTCCAGCCTCGGATTCACTAACAGTGAACCCCTCGGCTGTAGATAATACGCCTGTGAAAAGCACGATGACGTTGAAAGCTGGTACATAACGCGGAGCGTTATGGCGATTAAGATAGAAGTTACACCTGGTCTAGCCGAGCTGAATAAGACGGGGTCGGCTGGGCAAGGTAATCATGATGCGATAGGGGGGCCGGGTAGAAGTCCTGGTTCCCCTAATAGTGCTATGTCTATACGCATCCATAAAGTAGCAAGGATGCGTGTTAATGGCGTACGCGATAACGTAATACAGCATCTACTTGGTATTCAAGCCCCTGCCTTCAAGTATCTCATTAATCTCCCCGAATATAAAGAGGTAGAAGAGCAAATCCTATTAGGTCACTTAACAGACCTAGACGAGGCTACTGCTGGACAAGTTAGTGTGTTACGTCAGCAGGCACGAGAAGCAGTGCCTTCGGCCCTTCGCTGTTTAGTTGAGGCAGTTAACCAGCGACGCGACTTACGTACCGCTTTAGCGGCGGCAGGTGAAATACTGGATAGGGACCCAGACGCAACCTTCACGAAGCAAAAGGGTCTTAACGTAATACCTATTGATGCACAACGTCTACCAGATACGTTAATGGAAGTAACGTCGAAGGAAGCGGATAAAGTCATAGAAGACCTAGCGCAGAAGAAAGAGAGAGTGATGTAATGCCATTAGAAAATGTAAAGCCTTCTAAGTCAATGGATGTTTTAGAATTACTGAAGAATGCCCAGAAGTCCGGGTCAGCTGTTGGAGGATCAGATGCACCTAAGCCCGCCCCAAGGGATCAGGTCGTCTTCGAGCAAGAAAACACCGTAACGGCCCCCATACCCAAAAAACACAACATTAAAGTCCTTAAGCTCGCAGACCCCGCGCAGCTCTATCCATTCCTTACGGAATGTACCTGTGGATTTCAGGGACGTAATTACACCGTAGACCAAGCGAAACAGGCAGCAGCTAATCACATTGAGAACGCACAGCATCCATCTACGATGCGTTAGTGTTTAGCTTCGCTACACTAAAACGTTTCGCGTAAGGAGAACTAAATGGCAACTAAGTACGTAGAAAATACAAACGTCACTCCCTCCCCTGGTTCCCGACATCACGGTAATGAAAGACCCAAATACAAAAGCACCATTGAATTCGCTACTGGGCCGGAAGAATTCGATTCCCATCTAAAGCATTGTATGACGGCTCGTCGTCCAGGCGGTGAATACCGTAAAGGGCATGGCTTCAAAACTATCGGTTCCGATTCTAACCACCCTGATAAGACTGGAACTGAGGAAGCAAAGAAACATATTATTCATTGTAACATAAATGAATAGACGAAGTTGCGAGGGTTCAGATGACGAGTGGGAACATAAATCTAGGCTCTGAAGGATTGGAAACCATTCAACCTAGTGGCTCACCAGAATGCTCGTCATCTACCCTCCAACAGCTTATCGCCTATCCCCGCACATTCTGGAAGCCCAAAAAAGAGTTTCCTCCGACGAAAATGGGTGCCGCCCGCGGCCCGGAGCAACACTAAAGGTTAAATGGCTACCGTAACACAGGCTCTAAAAGAAACCTTTCAGCCACTCCCATTGGCTGGGTTAAAGGGAGAGGAATGGCGTAAGGCTTTACGGCTTAATTGCCTTGGTTCATTGTACTACTTTATTAAGATTGGTCTTAAGAAGAAGCGGCTGACGAATAACCTCCATAAACCCTTCTGTCTATCCCTCGAACGTGAGCATATTAAGGACGTTTACGAAATACCACGCGACCACTTCAAATCCACCATGTGCTCTGAAGGATTGCCGATGTGGCGTGTTCTATGGTGCTCAGATGAAGACCTCGATGAATTTAGAAGACTTGGCTACTCAACTGAATTCCTGCACTGGATGCGTAGAATTCACAGGCCCGAAGCCAGAAATTTGCTTGTATCAGAAAATATCACCAATGCAGGGAAACTTGGTAGACGTATTGATTTTCACTACGAGTCCAATGCCGTATTTCGTCACGCTTTCCCTGAATTAATACCAACCTCCTCTGAAACTTGGAGTAACATATCTAAATGGCAACGTCTTCCCGCCTCGCTAAAAGCGTTGGGTGGGCATGGGGAGGGCACCTTTGATTTCCTCGGAGTCGGGGGTGCCCTACAAAGTCGTCACTATAACGGCATTGTAGTTCAGGATGACCTTGTAGGGAAGAAGGCTTATGAGTCTATTACCGTCATGGAAAAGACCATCGAATATCATCGTCTTCTCGTCGGCGCCTTCGAGAATGAGGATGCTATTGCAGATAACGATGAACTTGTTGTTGCGAATCGTTGGTCTTATTCCGACCTCAACTCCTGGATTAAAGAGAATGAGCCGTGGTTTACATTTGAAACTCACTCGGCTATGGGTGGTTGTTGCCCTGTACATGAACCGGACACACCGATCTTCCCAGAAGAGTTCTCCTCCGAGAAACTGGAGCGGTGGCGCAAAAGGCTAGGAAGCTATCTATATAGCTGCCAGTTCCTTAATGATCCCGCCGCTCCAGAAAATGCCGACTTTCATGAGTCGGATCTAAGGCATTTCTATTTGGTTAAAGGAGAGAATGACGAAGACATTATAAAACATGAAGTTTTTAACGGAATAGTGATTGGGGACGTTAAACTAAAGACAATCTCTAAATGTATTGTTACGGACCCCAATCACTCTGGTGCGGGCGGGCGGTGTAGACATTCGATTCAAGTCGTGGGCTTAAGTGCCGAAGGTCGCTATTATCACCTCGCCTCTTGGGCAAAAGCCTGTAACACGGATGAATATATCGCCAAGCTCTACGAGATGTGTGATGAGTGGAAAATGACTAAACTAGGTATAGAGACTGTAGCCGCGCAGAAATACTTAGCGTACCATATTAACTTTCGTAACAGGTTAGAAGGCCGTTTCCTTCGTTTAGTGGAGCTTAAAGGAGAAGTAGATGCTCCAGATGGGTCTATCACTAGAAACAAAGAGTTTCGTATCCGCAATGTGTTATCTCCTATCTTCGAATCAAACCGCTTTTATACTCAACGGAAATTTATGGACTTCCGTGGAGAATACACCACATTTCCCAAAGGGAAATTCGTGGATATTCTCGATTCTCTTGCCTACGTCCCCCAAATGTTAAAGCTTCCCCAGTCTTGGTTTAATGAGCAGAAATGGAAGATGGCGAACGCGATGGGTTCGAGACGTATAAATCAGCCGTATTCAATAGGAGCGAGATGAATTCAATGGTCCAATTCCTTCAGATGCACAAAACAGTAGACACTCTAATTGTGTACTATATTGGAAGTTCATTCGTTGGGTCTCTACCTGCACCAACAGCTTCATCTACTATGTTCTATCAATTCTTCTTTAAGTTCTCCAACACTCTAGCTGGCAATCTAACTCGTGCTTTTGCTACTAGAGTCGAGAAATCTCCCAATTTTCAGGATGCGGTAGTTATTCAACAAAAGACGAATGGAGCCCCAAAGTCATGAATTTTCTAAAGAAACTAGGTTCAGTAGTAATGAAGATCATTGGAATATGGGCGGGGTTTAGTCCATTAGTTCAAAATGCGGTGCAGAATTCCCCTACTGGAACGAAGGTAGTTGGCGAGATTACGCAAGCCTTTGGCGTCGTTCAAACCGCAGAACAAATGTTTACGGCAGCATACGGCCCTGATACTAAACTACCTAGTCAGAAGCTAGCGGCGGCTTCACCCTTCGTTGCTCAACTAATTCAAAGCACTGATATGTTAATTGGTAAACATCCCAAGGACGAGGCGATGTTTACAAAAGGTGTTCAGGACTATACCAGTGCGATGGTTACTATTCTTAATTCATACGGACAATAATGCCTGAGAACTTCATCCCTATTAAGCTAAGTGGTGACGCGGAGACAAAACTAAAGCGTCACTTGAGGAATCGCGTCAAGGCTCTTGAAGACGGCTTATTTCAGCTACACGAAGATAAGATAACTAAATGGCGTAAAGCCTATGAGGCCGAACCAAGGGAGAAGACACGAGAGTTTCCCTTTTACAACGCCTCTAACCTAGTCGTCCCTATCATTGCCACCTTTAGCGACACTCTCTTGGCTCGTGTTATGTCCGCTATTCTAAAGACTCGCCCACCTTGGGCAGTCAAGATATTCGGTCAACACGACGATATAGACGACTCAGTTAGAATGGCTCTCGAAGAATTCATGGAGTATGTAGGTATAGAACCAGAAGAACTAGACCTTTATCGTGTATACCACGAATGGTTTAGTGACGCTATCAAATACGGTACTTCTCTTCTTAAGTGTCCTCACGAAATCCGTTACATGGATGAAGTACAAGTAGAAGCTGGGGATGATACCACCTCGTCTAGTGACCTAAAACCGTCCTTTATACGTGAGACTTCGTATGAAGGCCCTCGCCCAGAGAAGATTCCCTTTGAGGACTTTCTGTTACCTCCAAATGCGAAGACACTAGAGACTTGTGATATAAAGATTCACAAACGTACCTTGATACGTTCTGAAATGGAAGAACGTAAGTTCTTTAAGATATACGAACCCTACAAAGTAGACCAGCTTCTATCTAAGCCTGATAGGACATCACCCAAGTACACAACGCAGATGAAGGAAGAAACTCTGGGTGCCAAGACCTTAGGTCAGTACGGTTACGCGGAGTGGGATCTTTACGAGTGCTGGCTTAAATGGGCTGACCCTTCGGGTAAATTCAAACCGCGTATCATAGCGACGTACCACGAGAAAACCGATACATTAATGAGAGCAATCTATGACACACATACACTTGAACCATTTGTTCTGGCCCGTCTTTTCTATCGTGACGATATGTTGTATGGTTATGGGTTTTGTGAAACTATGTGGGCGTTTCAGGAAGAAATAAGTGAACAACACAACCAACGATTGGATAATCGCACTATTGCTAATACTCGGATTTGGCGCGTTAATCCTGATTCCAAGCTTCATGCTGGTTATAGAATCTATCCTAGTGCGATGCTACCAGCGGAGAAAGACGAGATTGAAGGGCTCCAATCCGGGGACATCTCACAACAAACCATTGAAGATGAACGTTTCTCCCTCGAACTCGCTGAGAGAAGGGCGGGCATTTCTCCACCGATGCAGGGCGCGGGGACCGGATCGCAGGGTAAGCGGGGAATTTACACAGCGATGGGAACTTTAAGCGTTATGCAAGAAGGTAATTCAAGGACTGATCTTAATACCTCCGACCTTCGCTACTCTCACACGAAACTGGGTCGTGTTCTCCTAGCCGATTACTCTAAGTACGGCGTTCGAGACTCGCTATTACAGCAGTTTGGAGATAAGGCTAGTAAGATTACGAAGGCACTCGAAGCTATTTTATCTCGTCGTATCGGGTTACCTGTCTATTCCTCAACTGCGTCCGTTAATAGAGAAGTAGAAAAACAAAACGATATAATGTTGGTCACCGTCCTTCGTCAGCACTACATGGGTGTAGCGAATATACTTGGTCAAATGGGCAATATGATGACCAACCCAACGGTGAAAACGTATCTCGAACAAGTAATTAAAGCTTCTAATATGGTTATGAAATCCGTTCTACGTAACTTCCAGAAAGAAGACGTAGACCTTCTCGTACCAGAGCCAAAGCTAGGAGGCGGACCGAATGAGCAAACTGGACAAGCTCCTGGTCAACAACCCAACAATGTTCTCCCGATGGTTCGAGGCTCCGGAGGGCAAGGACTTCCGGGAATACCTCAGTGATTATAGGAGCGAAATCTTACATGGTCTCACTCGTAAAACGGATACCGTGGAACTTTATCGTTTACAAGGTGGCCTTGCTATTATTGAAGATATTCTCCAACTCCGAGGAGAAGTTAGTAAATATCTAAAGGGGATAAGGGAAGGGACCATGAAGAAAATCGAGGTGAAAGATGGCGTTCGGTAGAAGTGAGTACGACGAACTTAAGGAACTTGGAATGACACCCAAGGAAATTAGGGACGCGGTTGCGGCTAGTAAAGAACTGAAAGAAAAACACACTTCGTTAGAAACGGAATTCAATACAACGAAGACCGCTCTAAGTTCCCTCGAAGGAAGCTTTAATGAAACGAAGAATAAACTAAACGAACTGGAAGCCAATTCCAGAAGGCAACCTGAAAAGACTAACAACGAGGAACGTCCACTGAAAACCTCGTTTATTGACGATGAGGATAAGGCCTTTAACGAACGTTTTAATGAGAGGGTGAGTCCCATTGCCCAAACCGCGTTAAATGCTGCTCGTAACTCCGCAAAGATGGCAGCTAAGATGTCCCTACACGGCCAGTTCATCACTACTCCTGGAGGTAGAATCTCTCTTACTCGTCTATGGGACAAGTGGGAGGGCGAGATTGAAACCGATTCCAAGCAGGTTAATCTCGCTGCTCTAGGGGATATGACAACCTGGATCAATATGTTTAACTATGTTAAGGGTAAACACATTAACGAAATGATGGCTGAACCTCAAACCTTCGTCGAATCGGTTCAGTCCTCTACCGATACCCGCGTTCGAGAAGACCGCTCACAGGATAATGGAAAACTAAACGACGAAGAAAACGCCACGATCAAAAAGATGTCCAAGTATTCCAAGTTCGTAACCGATAAGAGCTATCAAGAGACAAAGAATAAAATGAAGTTCGTAGGAGATAACGCATAATGGCGATGACCAACAACAACAACCCAGCACAAGCCTTTACGGTGGATTCTAAGGATCCATTCCCGGGGGTGGAGGCACGCCCACTTCAATTACCGGACTTTGTTAACTTGAAGCCGCGAAACCCGATGATGTCTATTCGTTGGGTTAACCGTGTAGCTGGAGAAGGTCAAAGGCTTGATGAAATGACCTTCGCCGGCTTTGTACCTGCGAAGCCAGAAGATTTATTGATGCCAGATAATAAGCCCATTCTTCCCTCATTCGTAAAGAATGGACAGGTATGGCGTGGTGATCTTATCGCTATGTTAATCCCACGAAGTCAATACGAAGGTGCCCTGAAGTATAACTGGAAGAGAGCCGTCTCTCGCCTCCATCCAGCTTCTCAACTAAAAACTGGCCAATCTCAACTAAGAAAAGCTGTTGGCGAACAAGGCGTCCCAGCGTCCGTAGGACGTACCCTCGCCACTAAACTACAAGCCTTCCGTCCGGGAACTTCGGATAAGACCGCTGACCCGAATTTCCTAGAGGATGATTCGTTACCAAGTGAAAGAAAGGAGTAATAGATGGCTTCAAATATCATTGCTTCCGTCCAAACCGTGTCTGGAAATCAGGCACGTATGCGACGGATCATTGAGAAGTCAGGACAAACTTTTCTATCTGGGGTGCCAGTCGAAGTATCCTCTGCTGATGGAGGTATTCAGGAATGGGCTGGTACACCCCTCACGGATAGTATCGCTGGCTTTTCAAAGGAGTTTGCAAATAATCTCTCTACGACGGGTGTAGCAAAGCAGATTCAACAGGGTACCGTTCCGAACCAACCTGCCGCTCAAAACATAATGCGTCCATATTTTAACGATGGTCGTATTGAGCTTGAGGTGGCGGATATCGACACGGTTTTTCTAGGTCAGGTTGGTCCTGCTCAAACTGCTCTTGTTACTGACGTAGGGAAAGCGTATGGAATGACCAAAGATTCTGACGGTCATTGGTTCGTAGACAAGACGAAAGCTACCGTCGGAACAAACACCGTATGCACGATTGTTAAACTTGACCCCAACGATCAATCTGCCACTCCTCGCGGAGTTTATTTCACGATCAACGCCGCGAACGCGCAGATTGTGGCATAAAGGAGAATTGACCAAATGACAATGGTAAGAGGGCAGTTCTCACAACTACAGGCTCCGGGTCTTCACGGTGAATTCGTTCACTGGGTGGATACGCTACAACGTGAAGAAGAATTCTCGCATATTCTTCACGTGGAGTCTTCTGATAAGGCATTCGAGGATGAAGTCGAGTTTGCGGGACTTCCCCCGATGCCAGAGAAACCTGAAGGCGAAGCAACGATTTATCAAGACGCCATTCAGGGTGGTACCAAACGATATATCAACTTCACGTATGCAATGGGTGTGCGTAGCTCCTTCGAGCTTTACGAAGACGACCAGTATGGCGTTATCATGCAGGTCCCGAAGGCATTGGCACGAAGTGCCCACTTCACGAAGGAGCAAAATGCGTGGAACCTCTTTAATCTGGGATTTACGACACAGGTTACCGCTGACGGTGTTTCGTTATTCAACAACCAGCACCCTCTTCTTGGTGGAACTAGTGCGACGAGCGTGGGCCCGGGTCTCTCTAACATCATCTCCGCAGCAGGTACGTATCCAAATAGGCCCGCTACGGATGTGGATCTTTCGTTTACCGCGATTCAATTAATGGTCAATCAATTCGAACGTTTGGTGGATTCTCAGGGCTTGCCCATCTCCATTAAGCCTCGTTACTTGATTATCCCCCCCGAACTAAAATGGATTGCGCGTGAAATCCTTGGTTCTCCACACAAGCCCTACACGGCCGATAACGAAATCAATGCATTGATTAAAGAAGACTTGCAGTACTTCATTAGCCACTACTTGACTTCTCAGTCCGCCTGGTACGCAGTAACAGAGAAAGAAGGACATTGGTTGAAGTTCCTGGTTCGTAAAGAACTGGACGAAGATTTCTCCGATGACTTCGATACTTTCTCTATTAAGCAGCTCTCCAGGATGCGCTTCTCCTTTGGCGCCACTTCTTGGATGGGCACGTGGGGTTCTAACGGGCCGTAGTGGCAGCTAGCCAACGAGGAGGCTATTATGCCAATGATGTCTCACTCAGGGCGCGGAATTTCACCGTGGCATCGGTGTGATCGGTGTGGGTGGCAATTCCGCGTTACTGATTTGAAGAGGCAATTAGGTCTTATCGTCTGTCACCCCTGCTACGATAATCCTATCGCCTGGTATCGCCCGCTTTTGATTCAGGATTTGTTGAATTTCTCTGGTGATGAAGAACTTCGTATCGCAGATATTCTGAAAGAATCCTCGTCCGATGATATAACTGGATTGAGTGGTTAAAAGGAGAATTAAATGTCTTTCTTAGGTCAACCGCTTCTGGGTGTTCCCAGTAGATTCCCGTACGGTTATTGCAGGAATCCAGTTAACGCTTCTGGTGCAGCCGACGCGTTACCGGTTACTGATGCTGATGTGTTTGTGACTAGAGCTGGTGTTGACGCGATGACTCTAGGTACGCCAAAGGCTGGAGTTTACCCTGCTGGGACCGCGGTTATGCAAGCTCTTGGTGACCCGGGGAACGATGGTAATTGTCTATTTGTTATCTCTACAACCGCGTTTGCTCACACTATTACCACCGCTGCTGGTAAAATCAACGGTACTTTACACATCGCTACCTTTGCGGCTGCTGTTGGTAACTGGATTGAATTCGAAGCCTTCAATGGAATCTGGTATGTAGTTGGATCTAATGGAGTTACACTGTCGTGAATATATCAACAAATCCTTGGACGTTTGCTACCGCTGACGTTCCCGCACCGTCCACGGCTGCTGCGTCTCCTGGTGGGATGATTCAACAGGGCTTGGCATCGCAGCCAAATAGCTTGGGTGGAGTTCTTTACACCTCTACTCTAGCGCATGGTCTTGTAGTTGGGCAATTCGTAACGTACATCTCCGACACGAATGGTAGATTTGGTGGGTGGTATAAGGTTATCGCTGTCCCTTCAACGACAACTGCTCTCCTCGCGAATCTATCTAGCCCTACTAGCGGTCAACCATTTAACACCGTTATCGCACCTTCTGGTGGCGGTTCGATGCTAGTTAATCAAGTACAACAGAACGTTCGCGCAGAGGACATTTCATGGCAAGGGGCTGCTGCTGGAGCTACCTTATCATTACTTGATAGAAATGGCTCTCTTATTTGGACAGCCTTATCCACACTTGCTGAATCATCGGCACAGAATCGTGGAAAGATTATGTGGGTGGACGGCATAACCTTACAAACTATTTCAAGTGGTACCGTATTAGTAACTATAAACTAATGGGAAAATCACTAGACGAGCTTGCATCCTACTTTAGACCGATAGCCGAAGGCATTCTATCTGATGCTACAGATGCCGGTCTAGACCCAGTTATAGAGGATACTGGTCGTACAGAGCCCGAACAGGCAGTTAAGATAGCGACTAATGTAAGCTGGACAACAACGTCTAAACATTTGCCTCAACCACCAGAAGGGAAGAGCGAGGCGATTGACATTGTGCCGCGAGTCTGTATTTCTTTGAAGTACTGGGGATGGACTGGGGAAGTTGGAACTAGCCATCCTTATTGGGGAAAACTGATTGAAATTGGGAGAAAACGTGGGGCTCGTTGTGGAGTTGACTTCCCACATCCAGACCCTGGGCACTTTCAATGGATTTCAGGTGTAGAAACAGCATGAGGTTAGACGACATGGGTTTCCTAATCATATCCGAAGGCGGAGATGGTCTTGGATTGGCTATTCGTCTACAGAACGAAGGTCACAAAACCTCAATGTGGATTCGTGACCCTATCTCCGATCAGCGAGGTGAAGGACTTGTTCAAAAAGGGGAAGTTCCCGAACTTAACTCCACTATCATTGCTGATTGTACTGGGGCTGGCGCTCTTCTTGATTCTTATAGAAGCTCTGAAATTCGTACTTTTGGTGGTTCACAAATTGCAGATAAGCTAGAATCAGATAGGAAGCTTGCAACTGAGGTTTTCAATGAATGTAAAATCCCACAACCAAATTCGCAGAATTTTACGAACTGGGAAGAAGCAGAAGAATACATTAACAACTATGAAGGTGAATCGAAACTTGTCTTCAAGCCAGAAGGCAAATTTAGTGGCGTTCTTCCCTCCTACGTCCCCAATAATAACGATGAGCTGTTGTCAATGTTCGAACATTTTAAGGGAATTATTGGCTCCGAAGAACCTGAATTCGTTTTACAGGAGTTTATTGAAGGCACTTGCATCTCCAGTGAAATCTGGTGTGCGAAAGGACAGCCGATCTGGCCAACCAATCATACACTAGAACGTAAGCAATTCATGAATGGGGATATAGGCCCGTCTGGTGGTTGTACTGGTAACGTCGTATGGCGTTGTGACGATATGTCCTGTCCACTTTGTGCAAACTTATTGAAATTGGAACCATTTCTTAAAGAACACGAATGGACAGGTCCTATCGACATTAACACCGTTGTTTCCAATGAAGGGTCTATATACGCTTTAGAGTTCACTCCCAGGATGGGCTACGATGCTTTCCCAACATTTCTGTCTGGGCTGTTTGAAGGAGACTTCGGAGGATTCATCAACGATAGTTGTCGGGGTGATTCAAGGGACCAGCCTCTCCGCGAGGGCTTCGCTGCGGGGATTAGGGTATCGTTGCCTCCCTGGCCTTCTGAGGACTTCCACTCCAAGTCAGGTATTGAAATTAGAGGACTACGCGAATCTGATGTTAGCGGAATGGCCCCGTCCTTCTATCCTTATGAGGTTAGTAGCCAAAAAGATACTTATGTCACAAGCGGTGGGTGGGGCGCCGTTGGGGTATGTGTCGGGTATGGGAAAGACGTAGAGACGGCATTTGATGAAGCGTACTCTATGGTGAAGAAACTTAAGATACCTGATATGCAGTATCGAACCGATTTCGCACACGTATTTAAGAAGGACCTTTATATGCTACGTCGTGCCTTTAACAAGACCTTTGCGCGAGTTTAAGTGTTTAGATACTAAACAGTAAAAGAGATTATAAATGCCATTTCCCCCTAACTTCGCTGATATATGGGATATTAGCCAGCCACCTGATACTGAGTTGGCTAATTTACTTGGTCAGAATATACGTGGTCTTAAAAACGATATAATGCAGAGGATGTCCCTTCTAAGTGGGACTATTGCTAATAGACCAACCCCAGAGGTTAATAGTGCAACCGCTAATTGGGGCGGTATTGGATATGGCATTATATACATATCCACCGACACGAATCAGATATTTCAATGGAGCGGCATAGCTTGGGTAGATATAACGGCTTCTGTGGGAAGCGACGTAATAGCTTCTGTTAATCTACCAAATCAGGCTGGACAGATCGCCTCAACAGTCTTGTACCCAGTTCCTATTAATAAAGCTGGTATGTATAGAGCATCCATTGATACTCTTATTACAACGGCTGGAACGTCTGGTACATTAAGCCCGGAAATAATTAGTAATAACGGTATTACAACACTTGTTCAAGGATCCCCTGCCTTAAGTGTAACCGGGGCTGGTCTTGAATCAACTGGTGAGTTTTGTTTCTACTCTGCGCAGAGTCAGAATATTAGTTTTCAGGTTTTATTTGCTGGTACGGCTGGCGCTTTGCAGTATACCTTTAGAATACGTTTAGAGTTTCTAGGATAATGTCAAATCTACAGGATAGAAGGCAAGCTCAAACGGAGGAGTTCTTCGAATTCCCGATTACTGGGCCTTTCGGTGGTGTTCAATCTGAATTACCGTTAGATCAGATTGAGAATTACGGATTCTCCGATGTAACGAACATGCTATTTAGGAAAGGAGTTTGTTCCGTCAGACCAGGATTCACCGCGTTAACGCCGTTTCCGGTAACCGCGAATGAGGCTGTTCTAGGTATTGCAGATTTCTTTACCAAGAACGGGGATAGGGTTCAGACGGTAATAACCACTACACGGCTTCTTAGGTGGAACTCTAATACTGCGGACTGGACTGAGATAACTGGACCTGGTTTCACTGGCACTTCATCGCAAACATTTGCGTGGGACGTAATAGGTAATAAGCTGTGTTTTTCACAGGGCGCAGATAGGGTATTCTATTGGGATGGCATAACCCCGACATACGCTCAGACATCTGCTAGTGCTCCGTCGGCGTTCTTTCTTGCAGAGATTGGGTTACACTTAATGGCCCTTAACGTAAATCTAGGTTCTGGTCAACTAACACAAACCTATGTATGGAGCGGTGTTGGTGACCCAACTGATTGGACCTCATTTAATTCGGGTCGTAACGACAATCTTAATAATCTGGGTCCCGGTCGCGGCCTTCTTAAACTAGGTCAATATGGGTATGGATGGCATAACTGGGGTATCGTGCAGATACAGCCAACCGGAATTGGTCTCGCACCCTTTTACTTTACTCCTATCGCTAATTCCAATGTTGGGAACATCTGCACCCGTTCCCTTACACGTTTTAATCGAGAAGGAGTTGAGTGCGCGGCCTATATGGGAAAGGACAATGTATACGTATTTAACCAGTCCTCTGTTATCCCAATTGGAGACGCACCGATAGATGGGCGTAAAAGACTGGGCGCCCGTTCTAGAATCCTAGCAGACTTAGTTACAAGTAACGCCTTAACGGCGTATGGGTTTGTAACACAGAATATTGTTGGACAAGTCTTCAATGCATACTGGCTTATTATACCCAACGTATCTGTATGGGTCTATAATTTCGATGAATCTAATTGGACTCGCTTCAAGTACAACGATACTCAAACCGTAGCTGGTCTATTCTTCTGGCAGCGTGGGATACGCATAATGGATTTAATTGGCACTATTGCTCAACAAAGCTGGACACCAGCTACCCTAAACCCGAATCTTCTATTTGACGGATTCGCTATAGGGTATAGTAATGGGAAGATTGGATTCATTGATTTTACTAATTACTCCGAATTACCTAGTCAGGTAGTTTCTGCTAAGCACGTTTTTGGGGATAGAAGACACGGTCACTCTGTGAAAAAGTTTAGGCTCGTCGTACAGGATAACGGACCTACAACATACACGATGACTGTAAAGAATAATCTTGGATACTCTGAGATAAAAAGTGTTACGTTAGGTACTGGAAGTGGAGACTCTCTTAGCTACATATTCACCTTCAACGTATCTGGTCTTCGTGTTACTTGGACCTGCGATGTACCAGCGTTTCAGCCTGGTGCTATTATCGAATTCTGTCCGATCTTCAATGTCACTGGAGAGCAGCGTGGAGGGATGATAGATTGAAGCTAACCCCTAGTCTCGACTTGATTACCGTTCTTCCAGAGAAGAAGTCTTTATACGACTTCGTACAGATGCTTGGAAAGATGTGGCGTAATCTAGCGCAGCTAATTAACGGTAATATTGGTCTAGGTGACGGGACGAACTCAGATAATATAAATGGAACATGGATAAACACCACGACACCAGTAGCTCCGAATACCGATTTTACGGTTAATCATAATCTTGGAAGATTACCAGTTGGATACCTAGTCATGCAAAAAGATAGGGCGGTGGATGTTTATACCGGGTCCGTTACTGCGACTAATACGCAGATTACGCTACGTGCTACGGTAGCAAGTGCTGTTATTAGAATGTTTGTCTTTTTACTTCTATTATCTCTAGCACCGTTCTGTCATGCTCAAACAACTACGAATGTTAGCGGTACGATAACCGACGCCGGTGGGCAGACCTGGAATAATGGAACGATAACCTTTACTTTTAATTCAGCCGGTACTTTCCCCCCATACTTTAATGATGGAGTTCCGTTCGTACCTGTCCCTATTACTTCTCCGCTAGACGCTACGGGTTCATTTACTGGAGTACTCGTACCAAGTAATAGTCATATAATACCAGCTGGGACTAAATGGAATATTCAGGTATGCCCACAATCTACGTCTAACTGTTTTATTCTCTTATCCCCTATAACAATAAGTGGTGCTACACAAAACATATCATCTCTAGTCATACCGCCAGCTATTTTAATTAGCCCAACCATAGGCACGCAAGCGTATTCGGACACAGAGATTAATGCTACTAAGATTGGATCATCGTATTTTAATCTGACTACACAAAAATTTAGATACTGTAAGACGGTAGTATCTCTCGTCTGTACTTTATGGGTAGACCTTGGTAGTAGTGCTGGTGGTGGTATAACCACTCAAGTTAATGGTGTTAATAACGCTGATCAGACATTCCTAAATTTTCTAACTAGTATTAATAATTTATCTGGTCTAACCATAACCCCATCTAATCCATCTGGTGGAGGTGTTAGACTTGAAATAACTGGAAGTGCGGCTACAGCGAGCGCATTAGATCATACTCCAACTCTATGCACAGGTGGACAGACCGCTGCTGGTATTCTAGCGAATGGTAATGCGACTGGCTGTTCATCTGGCGGGGCTGCTCCGGCTGGTAATAACGGGGATATTCAAATAAAAAGTGGTTTAGTTCTTGCGGCTGGTGGAGAGAATGATGACGGGACGAACTTCGTTGTAAAACGTGATCTCATTCCTAGTGGTCCTAATCCCTATATAGACGTACGCTCGTTCGGGATGCGAGCTGTAACCACCGGGTTCTCTACCACGGGTAGCATCACTTCTGGAACCAGTACGCTAACACTGGCAGTAGCTAGTAACTTCATAAACGGCGATGGAATTACGGTTACTGGTGCAGGAGCTACACCCACGATCACCACTCCAGCCGCACCTACAGTCACAGCTAGTGACTCGTTCATGCCAGGTACGGGCATCAATTTCGCAAACTCCTCTGGGGCTACGACTTATCAGTATCAAGTCGTTGTGATTGACCAGAAGGGCGGCATGGCAATCGCTAGCCCTGCGACCTCTATTAATAACGGCGCAGCTACGCTCGGTGATAACACCGTCAACGTCTCCTCGTGGACGCGATCTAACGGTACAGTTACAGTTACCACTGCTGCGGCACATAACCTCGTGGTTGGTGCGGGAGTCTCGATCATCACGGATGGTAATATAGCTGGGTATTGGCAGGTAGTCACCGTTCCTGATAACACGCACTTCACTTTTCTAACCTCACAGGACACGCGTAACGGCGCGTTAACCTCTGGTGGTAGTACTGGCGTCGTTCACTACTACACCTGCAATCACGTCACTTGGACCGCCGTCACTGGCGCGTGGAAGTACCTCATCTATGGTCGAACCTCTGGAAGCATGGCGCTAGTCGGCATCAGTCTACCAGAAAACACGAATGTCAATTTTCACTCTGACCCACTTTATAATACTTGGGATGACTTCGGCTCGGTTATGTCAGCCCCTCCCTTAGCGCAACCGTGGTATCCGGCTACCCCTCCGGTTGCGGTGAAGAACCAAGACCTAACGACTACAATTGTCAGCGGCGCGGGCACGGTCAACGTAGTACTGGCTAATAACGCGAGTAACACGGTATCCGGAGCTACGGCCACCTTTGACAACGCTGCCAACTTCGCAGCCGCAGCTGCATTTGCTCAGACGGGCGCAACAGCCGGTGCTTTATTCATCCCAGATGCCCCTGGTAAATTCTTTATCACCAACTCCGTAGTGAACATAGCATCCTCAAACAAGATCATAATCGTCCAAGCTGGTACGTTATCTCTACTTGATACTCTTATATGGGGACCTGGAACGTGGATCGGCAGCCCCGCGCTTCCCACCAATTCTAGCTCTTTCTCATTTCAGAGCTTGCCTTTAATCTCTGTCACTGGAAACCCAGCCATCTACACGGGCAACGGACAAGTCAATATGTCCTACGTTACCCTATCACAGCCCAGCGGAAATCAAGGTCTCTTATTTTTAAGTGATGCCAGCACCATTCCAGCAAATCGCTGGGAGAACATGACATTTGCTACCACAGGCTCGAACGATTGCATGAATCGTTCTCTAATCATCCGTCAGAATCTATCTGGCGGTGCAGTCTATAACATACAAAATGTATCATTCCCAGTAGGTACTTGCACTGCTCTCCCAAGTACACCAGTCTTCGAGATTACGCAGTCTGCTGCGCCAATGCATATTAATAATATTTTACTAAATCGTCGTGGTATGTACTTTGGTAGCGGGTTCTTCGGAGTGATTGATAATCTATATGAGCAAGGTGGAACGTCGCCACAACTAACTTTTTATAACTCATTGGGAGGAAATGCCTCGGTTCAACTAGATTATCGTAGCAGTATTCAGGACACTACGCAATCACAGTACATAGCGTACGGCCCAAATCTTGGAGGGTATATCCGCTTCTTCGGCGCGAATGGTTTGGCTGGCTTCCCACTGGTTAGCGGTCCAGGTGGGGTAGCTATCTCCTTCGAGTCTGTTGAAACCGCGAACGGTAACTACAATCAGAATATCGGGTCTAAGATCGGCCCATTATCTGATAAGGCCATTGATGGCGTCTTGAGCCCTGGAGGGCAGCAAAACTACACCGAAGAAATCTACAACATGGCCCTCGCTTTCGGGGCACCTTACAAGGTATTCGCAAACTCAGTGGCACAAGTAGCACCGACATGTGCCGTTAGTGCCGGGGGTACAGTCGCT